CTGAACATGCTGGGCGGCATCGCGTTTTTGGCGGGCCTTATGTTCCTGCACGTCAACGGCATGCCGTTGAGCATCTCGGGGGTGATCGGGGTTTTCGGGGTCGGTGGTAGCCTCCTTGGCGCCGGTAATCTTCACATCGCGCGCTTCAAAGACCTCGATGGAGACGGTGTAGGTGCCTGCTGCCAGCGTCCAGTCAATGGTATGGGACTTTTCGTACTTGCTGACGGTACCGCTGACGACGGGATCGGTGATCTTATCTTGGTCGATATCGGCAGAGGGGTTCAGAATGAACACGCTTTCGGCGCCGAGGGTGCTGCCCTGAGAGGAAATGCGAATGACCTTGGCATCGCTGCCGTCATTGGTGAAGGTGAACGGCAGGGTGCTGTTCTGGGCACCGGTGACAAGGAACGCCGCGCCATCGGAGGTGAGGAAATTGCCCGCGCCGGTCTGCCCTACTTCGACAGTGAGGGAGCGGTTTTCGGCGGCGTGGGTGGTGAAATACTGTTCGCTGTTAAGATAGCGTGCCAAGGCGGGCGAGGTGCCGAGGTATGCGCTGACCAGAAACAGCATGGCTGCCGCCATTGCCGCCCATTTTGTTTTTTTCATGGGGCGTACCTCCTTTTGCCTTGGTTTGCCTGTGTTACTGACTGATGACCGGAACAAGCTGAAGCTCCACCGTGCTGAGGACGCTTTCGCCGGTAACGATAAGGGTAAATTCCTGCTTTTTGCTTTCTACGCCCTCCATGCTCCAGATGATCTCCTCGCCGAGGGGGTCTTCCTTATTTTCCTGTGCGGGGTGGAAGGTGTAGACCCAGACGGCGCCCATCTGGTTCCACAGCTCGGTGCCTTCGGCGATTGCTTCCGGCGTCCACTCGATTTTTTCAACGTTGTTGTCTTTCACTTTGCGAGTGCGGGCCTTCTTCTCCAGCGTAATAACCTCATCGAGAATTCTCACGAGGTTGCTGTCATGCACCTTCACGATGCGGCGACCGTCATCGGTCCTGATTGCGTAGAGCACTTTGTTGCTGCGTTTCTCTTCGAGAACACCAGCGATATAGCCGTCTACCCATTCGGCTGTGTTGAACGGAACAGCCTGACAGCGGTGATTGATATTGGTCTTGAGCTCTTCGGCAAGAGCATGACGCTCTTCGTCGGTCATCTTTGGCTTTTTCTCCTGAGTTGCCCTGCTGCCATTGTAGAACGGATTGAGTCCGCCATTCTCTTCGGCTACCTTAATAGCTGCTTCCTCTTCAGGAGTGAGCGGAGTTTCCTTTGCTGTCTCTTCGGTAGCTGCGGGAGCTGCTTCTGCTGGAGCTTCCTCTGTGGCTGCAGGAGCCTGAGCCTGTTCACGAGCTGCAAGTACTGCCTCGATAGCTGCCTTGTCTTCGTCACTTGCTGTTGCCAGAAGGGCATTCAGCTTCTTAGTTGTCATCTGGTTGAATTTCTTCGTTGTCATAGTTTTTAAAATTAAATTGTTAAACTTTTATTTTTTACTTTGAGCTTTATTCTTTATTTATTTTCGATATACAAATATACTAACTTTTTTCAAACTAGAAAAATTTTTGAGTATTTTTTTATCTGTTTCTATGTTAAAGAATGTTAGTCACATTTTGCCTCATCTAAAACACCATTTGCGGCGCTATTCTTGACTTTGCGGGTCCAGCTTATAGATACGCCAAGCATTCTGTTCAGCCAACCGAAAAACAGTTCGATTGTGGCCTTTTTTGCTTTGTCTGAGTAGTCTACGACTACGGTAGGGATGATAACAAGCTGTTTGCTTGCTTTTTCTGCTGTAAATTTCAATGTTACCATTTTACTGTAATTTTAATATCTTCTGCGTTATTGCATTGCGCCGCTGGCGGTATCGCTCCGCGCTTAAAGCCAATCCTCTTGCAGCGGCTAAGGTTATGCATTCTCCTGAGGAGTGCCGTCCCATTCTGTTTGTTGTTCAAGCACAATGTATCGTGCTTTCTTCGTGCGGCACATAAGAGCTGCATAGCTCTCTGCGTCTGTCAAGTTGTCAAACTTCTCAGCTATTGTGGGCTGAAAGATTGTGCCAAAGGCAACTGCTACATAAAAAACTTTTGTTTCCATTTTACTGTAATTTTAGTATCTTTATTTCTATTATTGGCTTGCGCCATATCTTTATTTCTATTATTGGCTTGCGCCATATCTTTTTAAGTATATGTAAATATACCACTTATTTTTGATATAGAGCACTGTTTTGAGAACTTTTTTCGAATTATTTTCTCCGTTGTCGCGGGGCGCTATTAGTGAACGCCCATTTTTGAGGCATATTCATCAATCTGTTCTCTTGTAAGCCATTCAGGCTTTATCGGCAACAAATCGTAAAGCTCTCGCATTTTATCGATTTGTTTCTGCTCGTCATGTGCCCAAAGGCTGTGATTTGCATTGCGGTTACCATAACCAAGGTAGTACTCACAATCGCAGCGAAGGCGGTCGAGCAGCATATAATTAAATCTATCGTCTGCAGTAATCATTATGCATAAAATTGGTTAAATAAAGTTTTTTGCCAAACATTGTTATATAAGGACTGTTATTTCTCTTGGAATAGCGTATCTTTTGCCAACGGCCGTGAATTACTTCCGTGCCTCTTGAAAACCACCGTATTGTGGATTGGTAACGAGCCGCATCTCCTGACTGGCTGATTTGAATTTCCAGCTTTTCGGCTATGCCATTTATAAGATAGCCGTGTGACTCAAATTTGCTTCTGTTATTTTCCATTGCTGTTCTCTTGTTTTAGTTCAACACTTATGAGGTTTAAACTGCCGAAAACCATACCTTTCATGTATCTCTCGGCCTGTCTCTTAGCTACTTTATGCGACACGGCTTGAAACTCCTTTGTCATATAATAGCCGCCATTCTTCAATTGCAGATTGCCATGCCAAAATGTGGCAATGTAGGTTCTCTTGCTGTTCATTCTCCTGGTTTTATTAGTTCATAACTCTTGGCAAAACGTACTCCAAAGCTGAAGTATATTTCTTCCGTTTTTACTGTCACTTTAGCCGTATTCGGCCAATCTCTCCTGGAGTTGTGGAGACGCATGCGCTCCAGCTCTTTGTCGGTGAGCAGCTCGCCCAATGGGCACACTCCGCTGCGGTCATCCATCACTCTGTTGTAAATTCTCTTGTAGCTCATATTATTCCGGTATTATTGTCCATTCAAAGCCCGTCATTCTCCCGAGACGCTCCTGCCAGAGCTCTGCTGACTTTTGGCTCTTGGAGATAGCCGGGCGATAGCCTTTGTGGTATCTCTTGGGCTGCAATTTCCACATTCTGAGGTCTGTGCTCTTCTGCAGCATTTGGTGGATATGCTCCGCCCAAATGTTTCGGACCGCGCAGTCGTCAACACTCTTGCCAATGCTTAGCAGCAAAGAATTCTCTCGGTCTGTCAAGTCAATTTCGGCACGGTCACCATGTCGGCCATAAGTTACCTGGCAACCCAGTTCCGCGGCCTTGTCAATCAAGGCTTTCCACTGTTTTTCAGTGTACTCGCTACGGTAATACGTTTTAACCATTTTACTGTAATTTTATTTGTTATACATTAATGCCCTTCAGCAGAGTCGAACTGCTGCCTCCTGTTGGGAGTTCTCCCGAGAGGGCTTAACGTATAGTAAGTCCGCTATCGCGGGCTTAACGTATGTTTATGCCGTTCCCGTCCACGGTAATTACCTCGATGAGCATTGCCTCGGTAGGGAGTTCTCTTGTCTCGGTAATTTTCTTGCCGTCCTCTTCGCGCTCGATTGTCTCGGTCTTCGGCTTTGTCTCTTTGTAGATGCAGTATGTGTGGCCGTAGTACTCGCCGAGTGCGTTACGCTTGTCTGCCTCTTTTACTGCCTCGATTATGTTTTTCTCGGCATAGTAGTGGCATTCACTGGCAAACATTCTCTCGCCGCTGACTTCGTCGTTAGCAATGCGGCATTCTCCTGCGTTGAGCTGTTCGTTGTCCAGAACTGTGAGGACAAAACGATAATTTCTGTTAGTCTTCATTTTACTGTAATTGTTAATAATTCTCTTGTACCCAGCAGTGGAGTCGAGCCACTGATGCCGCAATTCTTTCGGCCATTCTCCCGCCTGGGTTGTTCTTCTGTTAGGCTAGTACTTCACGCAATTCGTCGAGAATATCCTCGTCGGGAATATAATCATTTATAGCCTGTTCGAGTTTTTTCATTGAGCCGCAATATACGCTATATCTTTTTAACATATAATCACGAATTTTTCTAATTTCTCCGAATGATAATTCGAATAAGAATTCTTGTAACTGTGTCATAACGTTTATCTTTTAATTACATTGTAAATATACTCATTTTTTCTAAACCGGAAAAACTTTTTATGTTAAATTTTCAATCTGGATATGTTAAACTTTGTAACCATGATTTTGATTTATCTTTCGTTATTTCCGATATGTAAATATACAAATAATCTATGAACCAGAAAAATTTTTGAGATATTTTTTTTGGAAAAATTTTAGCTTGTAAAATAAATAACATAAGAAAATTTTTGAGTTAAACAGGTGTTAAACTATCTGGTTATTTTAATCTTTTAACATTTTATTATATCTGGTTTAATTCTTGCTAGCTTGCTATTTTTGCCATACATAAAAATTTTTTGTGTTATAAAATGTTAAACGCTAGCATGCTTTTGAGCATGTTTACCAGATTGGCTGGGAGCAGATTTTATAACTGCAAGGTTATTGGAAATCAAGCACTTAGGCTCATTATCTCATAACTGATTGGCTATTAAGCACTTAGGCTTATTATCTCATAACTGGTTAGAAATCAAGCACTTAGGCTTATTATCTCATAACTGGT